AAGAAATGTATTTATCAGAAAACATTCAGGAGAAATGGGCCCCAGTAATGGAGCACACTGATCTTCCTGAGATTAAAGATTCATATCGAAGGGACGTAACATTGCGTCTTTTGGAAAACCAAGAGAATTTCTTGAAAGAAGCAGCACCTACTAACCAAACTGGTGCACAGATTGATAACTGGGATCCGATTTTGATTTCCCTAGTTCGTCGTGCAATGCCTCAGATGATTGCATATGATGTTACTGGTGTTCAACCAATGACTGGCCCAACGGGGTTGATCTTTGCAATGAAATCACAGTATGTACGAAGTGATGGAACAAGAACAACAGAAGCATTGTTTAATGAAGCTGAGACAGATCACAGTAATCAGGCAGCAAAAGCTGCAACTGGTCAAACGGGTTTGACGGGTGCTGTTAATCCATTCACTGATCCTGCTCATAATGTTGGTGAAGGTATGGCTACTGGAACAGCTGAAGCACTCGGCGATGCTACTGGTAATTCATTTGCAGAGATGGCATTCAGTATCGACAAAATTGCGGTAACTGCAAAATCTCGAGCACTGAAAGCTGAATACTCTACGGAGTTGGCACAGGACTTGAAAGCAGTTCACGGTTTGGATGCTGAAACAGAATTGGCAAATATTCTTTCTACGGAAATCTTGCAAGAGATTAACCGTGAAGTTATTCGTACAATTTACTTAATTGCCAAAGATGGTGCACAGCTCAATACAGCAGTGCCTGGTACATTTAATCTTGATACTGATTCAAACGGCCGATGGTCTGTTGAGAAGTTCAAAGGTTTGATGTTCCAAATCGAGCGTGACCGAAATGAAATCGGACACGAAACACGACGCGGTAAAGGTAACTTTATGATCTGTTCTGCTGACGTTGCATCTGCAATGTCTATGGCAGGTATGTTGGAGTCAGGTCATGCTCTTTCTACAGATGATACAATGTCAACCTATGCTGGTACAATGAACGGCATGAAGGTTTATGTTGATCCTTATTATACTTCTGGTGTTGGACAGTTCTATACACTGGGATATAAAGGTACATCTCCTTACGATGCTGGCATGTTCTATTGTCCTTATGTTCCGTTGCAGATGGTTCGTGCAATGGGAGAGAACACCTTCCAACCAAAAATCGGATTTAAAACCCGATATGGTATGGTTGCTAATCCGTTTGTTGGAAATGGCAGTGGTGCACTTACTGCTGACGGTAATCAGTATTACAGAAAAGTTAATGTAACAAACTTGATGTAATTTCTGTTTTGTTTAAATTTAGGGGGATGGGGATTTTTTCCCTGTCCCTCTTTTTTTTTGGAGTTAAATTATGCATGAATATAAAGCAAAGGTAACAAAGGTTGTAGACGGTGACACAATTAAATGCGATATTGATTTAGGATTCGACATAGTAATGGCTAATCAGACGATACGCTTATACGGCATCGACACACCAGAGTCAAGAACAAGAGATAAAGAAGAAAAGTTTTACGGAAATATATCTAAGGATTTTATAAATGGCCATTGTCCCAAAGGGTCATACATAGTCCTTAGAACACACTTAGATGAAAAGGGTAAATTTGGAAGGATACTAGGAGAGCTCATAGTCAATGATACAAACCTAAATCAACAAATGATTGAGGAAAATCTAGCTGTAGAGTACTTTGGACAATCTAAGATAGATATAGAGAAAGAGCATCTAATGAACAGAGTAAAGCTTAATAACAAGGGTTATAAATATTCTTAATGTTTTTCCTTGTATTGCTGTTTTTAATGTGTTATTATTCTTATGTAGGTTGGTTCAACTAATAACTTGTTTATATATTTACTTATTGTATATAGCTTATATGTAATGTAAATAACTTCCTATTATGTATTTAGCTGTATTGATTGGTTTGATACCAGTATGTAGATATGGCCATAAAGGTGGAAACATTAATAAGCTTCCTTTAACACATTTAGTGTTTATACCCATTTCACTAAACAATGTTTCTCCAGCATCATTATCGCTGCAGTATAAAAAGAATACGAGAAAACGTCTAGCAGAAGCATAATCTTGTACGTCAACATGAGCTTTAAATTGGTCTTTACCATTGGGTAAATATCTTTTCATTCTGTATTGTTCAAAGCCATATTGTTCTGGCCAATGGTATTCAGTAATACCGCAGTCTTCTTTATATACTTTTAAATATTTTTGGAATGTTATCTGGAGAGTGGTTGAAAATTTTGACCATTCTTGGTGCTTATGGAGATTTATTTGCTGGAAAGTTGGTCGTTCTTGATTGTCAATAATCTCCATCTGGGAAGGATTTTTCTCAAATTTAGCTACAATTTTGTCACAGAAATCATCTGAAACTACATTCTTATATGACCTAATATATTTTTCCATTGTGGCCTCATATTAGTTATAAAGTGTTATAAATAGTATTTATAACGGTAGGAATAGATAGAGGTGATATATGACTGCTCAACAGACTCATACTAAATCCATTATTTTTTGCTTATTAGTATTTATTATAATTATGATTAACCTTATCGCAGAGATATTACAGTGGCATTAACCCCAAGAGAAATAAATCAATTAAATGTTGTATCCTTTCAGACAAACTTTACAAGATTGCCTAATGTAGATTTTTTCTGTCAAAGAGTAAATATACCTGCAGTCAATTTGGGATTACTTACGCAAGTGACGCCTCTTTCTGATATGCCAACCGAAGGCGACACACTTGTTTTTGAACAAATGACTATGAATTTTATTGTAAACGAAGATTTATCCAATTATTTAGAAGTGTATGATTGGCTTATTTCTTTAGGATTTCCCGATAAACATAATCAATTTAACTTAAAAGATAGTCCTTTTAATTCAAATATTAATGAAACATTTAAGTCTGATATGAATCTTATATTACAGACCAACAAATCCAATCCAAATTTTAGCATTACATTTAAAGACGCATTTCCTATATCGCTAGGAAGTATTGAGCTTGATGTAGCTGCTACCTCATTGGAGCCTATTGTAGTAGATGCTACGTTTGCTTATGTAGGCTCATTCAAAATAGAAAAAACAACCTAACTTCTTCCTTGTATTATCACTAAATCTTTGTTATAATTAGTTTATGAAAATTAATGATATTAACGAAATGATTGACAAGGACTCTGCTTTCTTGAAAGAGGAATGTAATATTGATATTGCATCCCTTCGCGTGCCAGAGTTATGCGGAAAATACCATCAGCTAATTTACCAAGAAAAACTTTCTTTAGAGTATTTCAAAGTTGAATTTAAAGTTCTCAAAAGAGATAGATGGTTATATTACACAGGAAAAGCTGATCCCGAAGTATACGAAAAAGAACCATTCAATTTAAATATACTAAAAGCAGATATAGATAAATTCTTAGATGCCGATGGTGCTTTGAATGTTTGTTTGTTGAAAGTAAAAGTACAGGAAGAAAAACTAAACCTCTTAACAGAACAAGTTAAGTCTATTATGAGTTTATCGTTTAATATTGGTAATGCTATTAAATGGAAGAAATTTCTTAACGGTGAGCTTGGATGATTGCAGTAGGTAAACTAAATGAATCATACTTGCAGGTTTCCTGCGAGAGACATATTGCTTATGAACTGAATGAATATTTTTCATTTAAAGTTCCGAACTTTCAGTTTCATCCGAAGTTTAAAGCAAAGATGTGGGATGGAAAAATACGCCTGTTTAATATTCAAACAGGGCAGATGTATCTTGGACTCTATCCATATTTAAAAGATTGGGCAGAGAAACATTCTTACAAATTACAATCTGACATAGTTGAGGCCAGAAAACTTTCTGGCATGGGTGTTAATGAGATTAAAGAGTTCTTTGATTCTCTTAAATTGCATTGTAAGAATAAACCAATTATTCCTAGAGAATATCAGATTGCATCATTTATTCAGTGTGTAAAACAAGAGAGAGCTCTACTGTTATCGCCAACTTCATCGGGTAAGAGTTTAGTTATTTATTCGTTGATTAGATGGCATCAACAGTTTATAGAGAATGATAAGATATTAATATTGGTTCCTACTACAAATCTAGTAACACAGATGTATAATGATTTTAAAGATTATTCGTCTGAACTACCGGATTGGAATGCTGAAGATCAATGCCACATGATATATTCTGGTAAAGAAAAAGAAGCTGAGAAGCAGATATATATTAGTACATGGCAGTCATTGTTTAGACTTGGTGCTCCATACTTCAAGAAATTTGGTATGGTTATTGGTGATGAAGCTCATCTATGTAATGCACAGAGTCTTAAAGGTATACTAGAGAAAATGACTACCTGTAAGTATAGGTTCGGCACTACTGGAACCATAACAGATTCTAAGACAAATAAACTGGTATTAGAAGGACTATTCGGTAAGACATATCAAGCAATAACATCAAAAGAATTGATGGATGATAAGCATATATCTGATTTGAAGATTGAATGCTTGATGTTAAAATATAATGATACTGAAAAGAAACAATTAAAAACAGCAACATATCCAGAAGAGATTGACTTTATAGTTTCAAGTAAAAAGAGAAATGAGTTTATATGTGAGTTAGCATTAGCTAGGAAAGGTAATGTTTTAATTCTATTTAATTATGTAGAGAAACATGGCAAGGTATTAGAGAGAATATTAAGGTCTAAATTAAAAACAGATAGAAATATTTTCTTTATAGCTGGTGAAACATCGGTGGAAGATAGAGAGAAAATTCGGCAGGTAACAGAAGTTGAAAACTCTATCATCGTAGCATCGTCTGGTGTTTTATCAACTGGTGTTAATATTAAGAATCTTCAAACCTTGATATTTTCACACCCCTACAAAGGGAAGATAAGAAATCTTCAATCCATTGGCAGGGTTTTGAGGTTGGATGATAAAAGTAACAAGGCTATATTATTTGATATAGTTGATGATTTATCATGGAAGAAGCACCAGAATTACGGTATTAAACATTGGAAGGAAAGAGTTAAAACCTATACTGGTGAAAAGTTTGATTATAACATTAGAGAAATAACTTTATAAAGGAACTAAAGATGGGTAAGACTTATAAGAAGATCGTTAAAAATAAGTTTGAAAAGAAAAAGCTTCATATTCTTAAACAGAAAAAACTTTTTATAGAGGACGAAGAAGACGATGACCGATACCAAGACGGCGAAGAAGAAGTGCGAGAGGTGCAAGAAAGTAACAGCACAAGTTAATACGTCAGAAGGATTTGGTGGTTTTGAATACTATCAAGATTATACTTGTACCGTTTGTAATAAAGTGAATTGTTTTGAAACAAATAAAAGACCCCAGCCATTTACAACCTATACTATTTCAACTGGTGGTTATTAATTATTAATCTTTGAGGATATTATGAATATTAACGTGGTAAATAGAAGTGAAAACCCATTACCAAAGTATGCAAAACATGGTGATGCTGGGATGGATATATGTGCAGCTGTCGATGATTTTATTGCACCGTTTAATTGGAAAGCAATTCATACTGGATTGTTTGTAGAAATTCCAGAAGGATATGAAATACAAATAAGGTCTAGGTCTGGACTTGCGTTTAAATATGGTATTTCAGTATTGAACAGCCCAGGCACTATTGATTCTGGTTATCGTGGTGAAATACAAGTTATTCTGAAAAATAGTGACCATCGAAGATATGAAATTAAAAAAGGTGATCGTATAGCACAAATGGTAGTTTCAGAATTTACTAAAGCTTCTCTTACAGAAGTCGCAGAACTTTCTGATACTGAACGCGGCGAAGGTGGATTAGGGAGTACGGGAAAATGACTGATAAAAGAAAACACTATGTAGACAATGATATGTTTTTCGAAGCGATGAAAAAATGGAAGCAGAAGGTTTTGGATAATCGTGAAGTTGATGAAAATGATCCCCCTACTACAGAATATATGGGTGAATGTTTTTTGAAGATTTGTGAACATCTAGCTATGCGTCCTAATTTTATTAATTACACATTCCGCGATGACTTGATTTCTGATGGCATTGAGAATTGTTTGTTGTATGCTCACAATTTCAATCCAGAGAAATCTAAGAATCCTTTTTCATATTTTACACAGATTATTCATCATGCGTATGTAAGGAGAATTGTCAAAGAAAGAAAGTTGATGCATATTAAATACCTTCTAGTTGAACGCGAAGGTATATTAAATGAAATTCATACAGCTGGAGAGGATAATAAGAAAATTACTAAAGAGTGGGTAGATTACCTTAGAACCCATGAGAAATATGCAGTAAATCCAACTAAGAAGAAGAAGCCTAAACCCAATTTAGAGCTCTATTTTAGGTAGTTTACGTTTTTCCTTGTATTGTTAAGATGTATATGATAAACTGTATTTAATCAAATAAGGAATTTCGATGGAATATGATGTATTAGGTTTCGAGGAGTGTTCCAGATGTAGGCAGTTTGAACCAGATCATTTTTTTAAGAATTGTGGATTTACAGTATCAAGATTAGATGATGGCACAGTACTACAAGAATTTGAATGTAGTAGATGTAATTTTAAATGGGATAAAAGGTATGAAAATAGCGTTGATAACCGATCAGCATTTTGGGGGAAAACAGGACAGTCAGAACTTTTCTAATTATATTGAGACATTTTATCGGGAACAGTTTTTTCCTTATTTGTCTGAAAATAAAATAGATACTGTTATTGACTTAGGCGATACGTTTGATAGACGGAAGTTTGTAAACTTTAATACACTCAATCAAGTGCGTCAGTTTTATTTTGATGTATTCTTAGAGCATAATATTACATTGCATTCTATTGTCGGTAATCATTCTACCTATTACAGAAATACCAATAGTGTTAATAGCTCTGATTTACTTTACGGACATTATGAAAACGTCAGCACATACCCATCACCTCAAACTATTCATGTTGGCGATACTGATATTGATTTGATTCCTTGGATTAATGTAGAGAACTATGATGAGACTATGAGTTTCATTAAAGATTCCAAATCACAAATAGCACTCGGCCATTTAGAAATTAATGGGTTTGCAATGCATAAAGGATATAATAATGAAGAGGGTTTAGATGTTAAAACCTTTGGTGGATATGAAGTAGTATGCTCTGGTCATTATCATCATAAGTCCAGCAAAGGAAATATTCATTATCTTGGTGCTCCTTATGAAATCACTTGGAATGATTATGATGACCCTAGAGGTTTTCATATATTGGATACAGAAACCAGAGAGCTAGAATATATTCGTAACAGATTCAGGTTGTTTGAGAAAATATATTATGATGACAGCAATACAGATTATTCAAAGATAGATACTGGTTATTACAAGAGTAAGATTGTCAAGCTGATTGTAGAGAATAAAGAAAATCTTCCACAGTTTGAAGATTTTGTTGATAGACTATACAAGTCAGATTTAACTGATTTGACTATACTTGAAGATTTATCAGAATACACTATGAGATATAATGAAGACGATGAAGCTGATGTAGAGGTTGGTAATACATCAGCATTTCTTGAAGAGTATGTTGACGGTATGAAAGTAGAAGAAGAGAAGCCAAAGATTAAAAAGTTGCTACAAGTTATTTATGATGAAGCCCTTAATGTGGATACTACTGAATGATAAAGTTAAAAACTGTTAGATGGAAAAACTTTCTTGCAACTGGTAATACATTTTTAGAAGTACAACTTGATAAAGAACCAATGACATTGATTGTTGGTAAGAACGGTGCTGGTAAGTCAACATTGATTGATGCCATCACCTTTTCTTTATTCGGGAAACCTTTTAAGAAAATCAATAAAGGCCAGTTGATGAATACTGTTAATGAGAAAGAACTTGTTACAGAGATTGAGTTTTCTATAGGTCAGATAGAATGGAAAATACGCAGAGGTATTAAACCAGCTCTATTTGAAATATATAGTAATGGTAATATCATTAATCAGGATGCTAAGAGTACTGATTACCAGAAGTATCTTGAAGATAAAGTTTTGAAACTAAACTTCAAATCCTTTACACAGATTGTTGTATTGGGTTCAGCATCGTTTGTTCCATTCATGCAGTTGTCAGCTAATGACCGAAGAGTTATTATTGAGGATATTCTTGATATTGGTATTTTCTCTGTTATGAAGAATTTGCTCAAAGACCGTTCAGCTTCATTGAAAGAAGAAATGACTGAACTAGAATATTCTATTAAATTAATTCAAGAGAAAATCAATTTGCATCAAAAACATCTTGAAGAGATGCAAGCAAAAACTGATACTAAACGAAAATCAGATTTAGATAAGATTGAAGAAACCCAAAAAGAAATTATAAAACTCAATGAAGAAGTAGAGAAACACCAAGACCTTGTAATGTCATTAATGAGTTCTATTGCAGATGAAAAAACTAGCTATACTAAGAGTAGGGAAATGGATAAGTACCGTTCTCAAATAAATAAGAACCTGAAGAAACTCCATAAGGACAAAAGATTCTTTGAGAATAATGAAAACTGTCCTACTTGTGAACAGGATATTAATGAGGAGTTTAAAAAGAATAAGCTCGGAGATTTATCAGACGATTTAGATGAAATGGATGATGGCCTGGTTAAACTTGAGAGTGAGATTAATAAGGTATGCTTGAGACTTGAAGAGATTTCAGCTTGTAATAAAAAGATACAAGCTGAAGAAATTGAAATCAGATCAAAAAACACTTATATCAAATCACATAATAAATTTATTACACATTTGAATGAAGAGTTAAACAAAAAGGATCAAGAGGTTGATGTTGTCAAACATGATTTTCTAACAAAGGAATTAGTGGAAACGAAAGCTACTAGGATGCAGTATGTAGAGCAGAAAAAATATTATGATATTCTTGGGACTATATTAAATGATAAGGGTATTAAGACACGAATTGTACGCAAGTATTTACCTGTCATAAATAATCATGTAAATATGTATCTAAAGGATATGGATTTCTTTGTGAACTTTCAGCTGGATGAGAACTTCCAAGAAACCATTAAGAGTAGGCACAGAGATGATTTCTCTTACTACTCATTTTCAGAGGGTGAGAAAAAGAGAATTGATATTGCATTGTTGTTGACATGGAGATACATTGCAGCCATGCGTAATTCTGTAAACGTCAACCTGTTAATACTTGATGAAGTATTCGATGCAAGTTTAGATCAAGCAGGTGTTGATGATTTGATGAAATTGTTTCACCTGTTAGATAAGACAAACTTGTTTATCATTTCACATAAACTTGATGTGCTTGACGATAAGTTTCCAGCTAAAATTACAGTAGAGAAAGTTAAAAACTTTACAACTATGGAATCCAGATGAAGCTCTTAGTTATTATGTGGATATTAACCTTATCCGATTTATCAGCTGAGAAACGTGTATATGAGGGTTCAATAGACGAATGTTTATTAAACTCTATACTATTTAATCAACAATATAAAGGAATAAAATATGCTGGTTGTTATACAGAGGTTAGACAATACAATTTTGTTCCGAGGGATTAAAAATGCCATTATATAGTTATCATTGTGTGAAATGTAATGAGGTTTATGAAAATATAAGAAGTATAGAACAAAGAGATATCAAGCTAGTTTGTCCTATTTGTAATGATAAGTGTGAACGCATTATAGATTTATCATCCTTTCAATTGAAAGGTGATGGCTGGTACAAAGATGGATATAGTAGTAAGAAACCTAAACCTAAAGAGGAAGAAAAATGAAATTGTTCTATCCGTTAGCTAAACGATTTATAGCTGGATACGATTTTGATTCTGCAAAACCAGTTGTAGCACAACTTTTAAGTGAGGGTTATAAAGTATCAATAGACTACTTGGGTGAACTTAGTACGGAACGTGATGATTGTCTAAATGCCTTTATACAATATTGTGATATTATTGATTACTATACAAGTACGCCATGGAAACAGGATGGTATAGAATTGTCAATTAAACCTTCACAGTTGGGTTTAAGATTTGACAAAGAATACTGTTATGACCTTATGAGTAAACTTGCATATAAAGCAAATGTCTTTTGTATGAATATTCGTTTGGATATGGAAGACAGCTCTTTGATACAAGATACAATTGATTTGTGTTTATATTTGAATAAGAAATATAAAAATGTAGGTGTAGCAATTCAGACAAATATGTTTAGGACAAAAAGTGATATAGCTAAACTGATGGTTGAAAATATATCAATCAGATTAGTTAAAGGTGCTTATAAAGAGGATATACTTAAGGCATATCAAAACCAAGAACAAATAAGAAAACTATTCATACAATATGCATTTACGATTTTGTCTGATAGGTGTAGAACCTATTATCACATGGGAGATAAAAACAAAGTTATTTCAGCTATAGGAACACATGATGAGGATATACTAAACGAAATTACTAAAAATATGGGTGCTTTCAAAATAAAAAAAGAGGATTGTGACTTTGAATTCCTTTATGGCATCCGAAGAGATTTAAGTAAAAAAATGAAAGATGAGGATTATAGGGTTAGACTATATGTTCCGTTTGGAACTAAATGGCTTCCATATACTCTAAGACGATTGAGAGAATATAAAAATTTAATGTTTGTAGCAAAGAATATTTTTAAGGAATGGAAGGGTAATAAATGAAATGGACTTTGAGAAAGATGCTTTGGATTACTCTAGCATTTAGTTGTGCTATAATGTTTATAGCTGACCCTTATGGTTGGCTTCCAGAACCAGATATGTCTCCCTGTAAAAAAGAAGATACAAGAGCTAGATGTACAGGAAGGATAACTTTTTTTTGGCAAACACCTTGACATTTCAATTTTAGATGTTATTATATAGTATAACAATAATAATTTCTAACAAAGGAGTACAAAATGACTTATTCACCACTTTTTACACAATCAGACTTTCCAATAGGAAACCCACTTCCATCATGGATGGACTTTGACGCATTTAACAAGTATATATATAGTAATGAACCCGTAACAAAAACAAGGGTTAGCCGATCTGGTAATGCTTACCGATGGGATGAAGATAATAATGAATATAAACTTGATATTGTAATGCCCGGCTTGAAAAAGGAAGATATCGAACTTACATTTAAGAAGGATATTTTGACCATCAAATGCAACAAAGAAATTCCTAAAAAGGATCAAGGATTCTATGGTGTAGAATCTGAACAATCTTTTAAGAATTTTCCTCAAGCAGTTGATGCTGATAAAATCACAGCTGAAATGGAAGATGGTATTCTGTCTATCGTTCTGCCAAAACGTGAAGCCGATAAACCTAAGCAGATCAATATCACATAACCGAAAGGGTCTTATGGACTATGAAGAAGTAACTTATGAAGATGGTGACGATTGGGTTGAAAAGGTATATATGGAAGATGGTGTTAAGATTACCAGATTTAAGCCCGTTTGGTATAAAGAGCCTGATAAGTTTAATGCAACCTTTAGAAGTAAATCCAGAAAACCCTCATTTGGGCCCAAAATACCTATAGATTCTTGGTAAATCCCCTAAACCCTTGTATTATAAGGAGTTATGGAGAAATCCCTCTAACTCCTTTATTTACAAGGGCTTACGACATAGTAGATTTATTGAAAAAAGATGCACTTTTTCCTTGACTTAATGCCTGAAATATGAGATAATATACTTAACAATTGAGAAACGGAGATTATATATTATGGTAAAAATTGAGTCAAAAACTAAGTTAGCAAAACTCCTCGCAATGGAAGATATTGACGTTGAGCATAGGGAAGTTAAAACTGCTATGTTCGATGTTAAAAATAGATGTCTTGTATTGCCCACATGGAAAGAAATGCCCAATCACCTTTATGACCTTTTGGTAGGCCATGAAGTTGGTCATGCTCTTTACACTCCACATAAAGACGATATCCTGTCTAATATTATCCAAAAAACTTCAAAGGATTGTGTAAACGTAGTTGAAGATGCTCGAATTGAATCTTTGATGAAAAGACGTTATCCCGGCCTTGTAAAACAGTTTTATGCTGGATACAAGCATTTAATAGAAAAAGACTTTTTCGGTCTTTCAAGGATGGATGTTACAAGGGTTAATTTTCTTGATAAAATCAATCTTCATTTCAAAGTGCCAAGTGCTGTTTCTGGTATGTTTGAGTTCAATGATATTGAGCAATCTTTTGTTGATAGGATTGAAGCTATCACGAAGTTTTCCGAAGTTGAAGAAATCTGTGTTGAGATTTGTGAGTATATTAAAGAAAACCGTGAAGAAGAAGATTCTTTAGATTTCTTTCCTGAAGATTCTTTTACGATGGAAGATTCAGGCGAAGGTGAAGCTGATGGAACTGAAAATCCTTCTAATGATTCAGAAACAAGTGAAGAGGAAGATTCTGAAAAAACTTCTGGAAAATATGAAGATTCTGATGAAGAAGAGGAAGAAGAAGATAATGATGTTATGGACGATGAAACTGAAAAAGTTCGAAGCACCTCATCTAATGGTTCACCTGATTATGAAGACGAAGATAGAGATGAATTCTTAAATGATGATCTTAAATCAAAAACTTATGATAACTTTGAAAATAATGTAAGTGAACTAGCTGATGTTGATGTTGTTAACGAATATTACACCATACCTGAAAAGGTTCGTTATGATAACTTGATTGACTATAAAGTTGTCTATAAGAATATTGATAATTTTTATAGTGTTGATGCGTATGAGAAAAATAAAGCAGCAGGGCAAGCAACTGCTCATTATGGTTGGTATCATTCAGTTGCTGACTTTGATCTTATGACTAAGACTATCGTTGAAAATTCTAAAAAGACTTTAGCTGCAATCAAAAAAGGTTCTATTAAGAATGTCAATCACATGGCAATGGAGTTTGAAAGAAAGAAGTCTGCTGATGTTTATAAGAGAACTTCTTTTGCTAAAACGGGTGTTCTTGATACTAACAAAATGTTTTCTGCAAAATATAATGAAGACGTTTTCAAGAAAAATACCAGAATGCCTGAAGGTAAGAATCATGGTCTGGTTATGTTTATTGATTGGTCTGGTTCAATGTCAACTCAATTACAGGGTTGCGTAAAACAACTTATTGAGTTTGTTTTGTTTTGCAGAAAAGTTAATATTCCTTTTGAGGTTTATAGTTTCACTGATGTTTATTCAAGCAGTGAAGGAAGTAAACAAAAAACATTCATCTATAAGCATGGTGATATTGTTTGTGATTCTGGTATTACTTTGAGAAACTATTTTTCAAGTAGAATGAATGCTCGTGAATTGAATGATGCAATGTTGAAGATTTGTGTTATTACAGATGCATTTCAGGGTGGTTATCAGCATTACCCAATTCCAGAAGAAGATAGGTTGGGCTATACTCCTCTGAATGGTTCAATCCTTTTTGCTGAACACGTTATTCGTGATTTTCAGAAAAAGAATAATCTTCAAGAGGTTCATGCTGTTTGGATAACGGACGGTGACGGCAATAATCAATTTCACAGAAATCATGTCGGTGACGATTCTACAAGACCTAATATTGATTATAATAAAACTAGAAATGTTGTTATTCAAGATAAGAAAATGAAAAAAAACTATCCTGTTAGCAAATATCGTAGGAATAATATTACTCCTATTTTCTTTGAGATTTTAAAAGATAGACTTGGTTGTAATGTAATTGGATTTTTCCTCGATATTAATTATGGTAAAAAATATCAAATGATGAACCATATATATCGAGGTAACTTGCAAGTGGAAAATACAGCTGAATGGTTGAAGAAATCTAAAAAGGATGGTTATTTCGTCAAAAAAGAAATGGGTTACGATGAGTATTATGTTATTTCAAATGCTCCTAAAAATATCAAACCTGTAGAAATGGATGATAAAATGACTAACCGAAAATTGGCCACTGTTTTTAGTTCTAAAAATAATGAGTTCAAAAATAGTCGGGTTATCCTTTCCAAGTTTATTGACCTGATTACAGCAGGGATGTAAGACGATTTAAGGGGGTTTTACCGATTGGGGTATACTTTGGTATGTCTTTCTAATAAAACCCTCTTAAATCGAATCCTATGCCCTTCTGTAAGTTATTGTAAAATAAGGAGTTACAAACTAAATTATAAACCCTTTAGAATCAATGGCTTACAGACCATCTTTTAGGCACTTTTTCCTTGACTTATCCAGTTAAATATGAGATAATATACTTAACAATTGAGAAACAATAATTTAATGGAGTTTATATTATGAAAAAAGTAGATATGACAATCAGTGATTTAAGAAGTACTTTTAAAGCAGAAATTGATAAACTTTTTGGTGATGATACCTTTACTAAAGAACAAGCTAAAGATGCTGTTGTTTCTTCTGGATTAGATAAAGGAAAATGGCAGGGATTAAGTCAGCTTCTCAAAAAATACTGTTCTACTGATGAAAAAGATGTTTATACTTTCAAAGATAGATGCGGAAGTCAATCAGAAGTTAAAGTAAAAAAAGAAGTTGCAAAAAAAGAAGTTAAGAAAACAATCAAAAAAGATTGGGATATCATTTCCGAAAAAAAAGAAGTTTTAGTAAATGAATTTGATAATTCAAGTACTTCATCTTTGCGTTCTCCAAGCGATTGGGTGCGTGAAGAAAAAGAAAAAGAAGTATCTACTGTAGAATTTAAAGTTAAGACTGCTACCAATACGGTTGTAAATCTTATACCTAAAAAAGACCCACAATATGTAGCATGGGGTCATTTCAAAGATATTAAAACGATTCTGGAAAGCAAAGTTTTCTATCCGATTTTTGTAACTGGATTATCAGGAAACGGAAAAACTTCTATGATTCGTGAAGTTTGTGCTAAATTGAAGCGTGACATGGTAAGGGTTAATATTACCGTTGAAACTGATGAAGATGATTTGTTGGGTGGCTTTCGTTTAGTAAATGGTGAAACCGTTTGGCAGGATGGCCCACTGGTTGTCGCAATGAAAACTGGTGCGATTGCATTGATTGATGAAGTTGACTTAGCTTCTCATAAAATCATGTGTCTTCAACCTATAATGGAAGGACAACCAATTTATCTGAAAAAGATTAATGAGGTTGTTTATCCTGCTGCCGGTTTCAATATTGTTGCAACTGCTAACACTAAGGGAAAAGGTTCTTCTGATGGACGTTTCATGGGAACTAATATTTTGAATGAAGCATTTCTTGATAGGTTCTCAGCAACCTTTTATCAAGAATATCCTTCAACCTCTTTTGAGGAAAAGATTCTCAAAAAGCAGTTTGCAAAGTATGAGATCAGCGAAGATGACTTTGTTTCTAAATTAGTCAAGTGGGCAGACGTTATCCGCCGTTCCTTCAAAGAAGGTGCTGTTGACGATATCGTTACAACCAGACGATTAATTGATATCACGAAAACTTTTTCAATCTTTAATAATAAGATGAAAGCCATCTCATTATGTTTGGAAAGGTTTGACGATGAAACAAGGGATTCTTTTGCTGACCTTTATACTAAGGTTGATGCTGGAGCATCCTTTGAGGATATTTCTGCGGAAGCAGGAGTTACTATTGAAGAAGAAACTAACGAAGATGAAAATGTATACTAATGAAAAAGATAATATACATATTAATATTCTTATGTCACAATCCTGTATATGCAGATGAAAAACAGGATTGTGACATTATGAAATATGAAACTGATAGTATTACTCTAGGTTTTAAGGCAGGTGGCCTCTTTTGGGGTGTTGGCCCAGAGGTCACATTCGGCAGTCAATCGGGTGTTGTTTGGAGAGATAATCTTCAATACATGGTTGCTGAATATCAAGAATTATGTTCCCGATATAATACGGGCAGGGTTTCTAAAGTAGAATATGATAAAGAGATTCAGCTCATTATTCAAAGAAGTAGAAATTTTACTTTTAAAATGAATGAAGCATTTAGAAGAAAAAAACAATTAATGTTTGATGAAATGGAGATTTTACAATGAAAAATTATATTATGATTACTATGTTGTTTTTGAGTACTGCTTGTTCAAGTATACCTACTATTCCAGATGCACCTAAAGCACTTGCAGAATATAAAGCACCTGATTGGGTATTGAGAGGTGGCGGTGCATTTACTGATGCAAGAGGTAAAGCATTCTATGGTGTTGGATCTGCAACTGGTATTAAAAACTATTCACTACAAAGAACGGTTGCAGATGACCGTGCTCGTGGTGATTTGGCAAAAGTGTTTGAGTTCTATATCAGTTCTTTGACTAAGGATTATCAAGCACATACTACTGCTGGAAGTTTTGCAAATTCAACCGAAGAGCAGAATGCAGAAGCTGCATTGAAAGTGGTTGTATCACAAACCCTGCGAGGAGTTGTGATTGTTGACCATTTTGAAATTCCAGAACGCCGTGAATTTCTATCTCTTGCACGATTGGATTATGATGCATTTCAGGGAAACGTAGAAGCCAATGAGTCTTTTCAAGAGTTGCCTGAAAAGTTGCAAGTGGATATTAAAGAACGTGCAGAAAAACTCCATGATGAAATGGAAGAGGAAGCACGAAAATTGGCAAATGGTGATTGTTTTGGTTCATCAGACTGTTAATCTATAATAGGAATTGATTATGCGATATTTACTTACATTTATGGTGTTTTTTGTTGTCTCAATTGTTGAAGCATCCCCAACGCCGGATTGGGTGTTGGGAAGGGGTCATTCATTATACGATCCTTCTCAATACCTAATGGGTGTTGGATACTCTAAGAATAATACTGTTTCTGCAAGTGAATCTGCTAGAGCAGAATTGATTAAGAGTATAAGAGTAAAAGTTAATTCCACTATTAAAGATTATCATAGCACTGATAAATCATTCTCCGAGGCTTCTATTAGTTCGGAGAGTGATTTTCTCTTAGAAGGTTCGCAGATTAAAGATGGGTGGTATGATGAAGATAAAGAAATCTTTTATTCTTTAGTGGTTATTAAACGCCAGTTCGTCTTAGATACTTTATCTGAAATGATTAACAATATTGTTGCAAAGAATAATTTGACTCTAAGACAAGCAGATACATTTTATAACAATGGTAAAATTATTAAAGCACTGGTATATTACTATGATGGGTATGTTGAAAGTTCTAAACTTCTTCCTTACATTCAGACCTATAAAAGTGTTATAATAGAACCTAATAGTAAAGATATAGAAACTAACTACAATCTTTTATTTAAGGAGAAAATCCAAAACATTGTTGAGCATATCCAATTGGAAAAAGTAAGCAGTTCGGTTGATGATAAAAACATTTCTTTAAATGTTAGAGCTACCTTTCAGGGTAGAGGGATTGATAATTTTCCAGTTAAATTTTATAGTGTTTATAAGCATCATGTTGATAGGGTTATCTGTAAGAGTAATGGTTGCGAAACTAAAGCTTCTATAGAAAAAGTTTTAAATGATAATAACAATATATTCATTAAAGCTATTCCTGATATTAAAACATTTGAAAAATATTTTACTTACAATCTAGGGAATAAACTTTTTAGTAATTTTGATTTAATAAATGTATCCTTTAAAGATACTATACAAAATCAACAAAAGGTAGAGCGTGAAAAGCGTTATAAATACTTAAATGAGGAGTTAGATAATAGACAGCAGAGGGAATCTGATAGAATGGCAGACCTTATGGAAAGGGAAATTAATTCTATGAGAGCAAGTGGCTGTGAAGTTGGTTGTCGTGTTCCGCATATTCCTGCTTATAGGAATAGAAGAAATGGAAGTATAGATTTTAATATAGGCTTTGGTAAAGGTAGAAATCGAGGAAATATAAACATTAATAAAGGATGGTGATTATGGCTAGAGAGATGTTGAAGTTGAGAAAGGGTGATTCTGCTCTTATGATTAAGTCTAATGGCTCGATTGAAATGGCAGGTGTGAATGATAAGCCCTTGATGGATGATAAGGGAATGATTTCTCCTATTATTTTGTTTGCAGCAGTATGGGCAAAGAAAGATCAGGAAGTATTGAATCATTTGGTTCATAATTTTAAAAATTGTGTAAGGGAAGGGTTTTTCGGCCCAGATGCACAGTCTGATTTGAAAACGATGGAAGTTGAAGCTGAGAAAAATAGATTGATAGCAGAACGTGATTCAGCGTCTGGTGCAGTAACTATGGAATCTGCGTCTGGTGCAGTAACTATGAAGTCACCAGTATTTAAGCCGAATGTTACGAAAGAAGAGCATGATAAACAAAAAAGAGAGGAAGCACAATTAGAAAAATATGCAGCTGTAGTTCAAGACCCTAAAGTATTAAAGCAACGGGAAAAGATGATGGCTGGAGCAAAGGTAGTATCAACTAAACAGTTTTCAGCTCATAGAGAACCTGATTTACCAGTTGAACAAACAATGGCATATCAGGATGCAACACCAGAAGAACAAGAAAATATGAAAAAAAATGAGTCTGAAAAAATAACATTAGACCCTAAAAATCCTAATGATGCTGCTAAGATTTTAACTAATGCTAAAGCAACACCAGAACAAGCACCAGAAATATTAAATAATGCTATAGAAAAACAAATGCTCGATGTTCGTGATGGTCAAATTGTTGGTAATGTAACTATTGAAGAGGGAGTACCTAATGAAAATTAGTAAAAGCACTATGGAAGTATTGAAAAACTATTCTGAGATTAATCAGTCTATCGTTATTAAAGAAGGAAATGAACTTAAAACTATTTCCGCATTGAAGAATATTCTTTCAAGAGCAGTAGTGAAAGAAAACTTTCCAAAGGATTTTGCAATCTATGATTTGCCTACATTCATTGGATTTCATTCTACTATGTCTGAGCCTGATTTTGAGTTTAATGATGCATCTATGACATTAAAGGATAATGATGGTAAGGGTAATTACTTTTATGCAGAACCATCATTGGTAGTAACTCCCCCAGAAAAGGGTGTTACTATGCCTGAGAGTGATATCAAGTTTGAGTTGAAAAACTCTGTGCTTGAGGATATTATGAAAAAGGCTAATGTTCTTAAACTTGTAGATATTGGATTGAAGAGTTGTCCTAAGTCACAGGGGCTTTATTTGTATGCAACAAATAAGAATAATGATACTTCAAATGATTATTCTGTTAAGGTCGGCGATGGTGCAACGAAGAAATTCAATATTGTTTTCAAGAAAGATAATTTGAAAATTATTCCAGCTGATTATGATGTTACTATTGCGAATGGTATTTCTCATTTCAAGAATAAAGATAGTAATATGGATTTGGAATATTGGATTGCCTTGGAAGCAAATAGCGACTACGGCGAGTAGGAATGTCGTTTCATAGGTTTTATATATTTCCTCAAGCAATACCGAAAAAGGAATGTAAAAGACTTTTAGAGTATTGTTTGAGGAATTCAAATTTTGAAGATGCATCTGTTGTGAAATCAGGGTTTGCTTCTACATTTAATGATGTTGATAATGATGAAAGGATGAGGATAGATCATAAAACTAGAAAGACCGCTGTTAGTTGGATAACAGATAAAGATAAGGAGATGAATGAGTTAATATGGGGTTTTATCAGACAAGCCAATGCTGAACATTTCAAATACAACTTAGGTTATTTTCAGCCTATTCAGTTTGCACGTTATCAGGACGGTGGGCATTATGATTGGCATCAAGATGCATCAGCACAGGATTTATCTCAAGAGAATAGAAAGTTGTCTTTAACTTTTTCTTTAACAGATGATACAACATATGATGGTGGATTGTTACAATTCTTTAATGGTAATAAACCTTATGAAGATGAAGACCATGATGCAGAACAAGTTATAAAGTCAGTCGGAACTGTTATTGTTTTTGATAGCAGAGATTGGCATAGAGTAACCCCTGTTACAAGGGGTGTTCGTTATTCGATAGTATGCTGGACAGTGGGGCCTAACTTTATTTAAGAAAGGGTTGTGATGAAAGATAATATATTATGGGTTGAGAAGTATAGGCCAGATGTAATTGATGATTGTATTTTACCTAAATCGACAAAAGATATTTTTCAGTCTATTGTTGATTCGGGGGAGTTGCCGAATCTCTTATTATTCGGTACATCGGGCGTCGGAAAGACTACGGTTGCTAAAGCATTATGCAGCCAGCTCAAATGTGATTGGTTGATGATAAACGGAAGTGACGAGGGGCGTATGATAGACACCCTTAGAACTACTATAAGTAGTTATGCTTCAACCGTAAGTCTTTCCGGCGGCAATAAGGTTGTTATAATTGATGAAGCAGATTATATGAATAAGGACTCTGTACAACCTGCAATGAGAGGTTTGATAGAACAGTTTTCAAATAATTGTCGTTTCATTTTTACTTGTAATTACAAAAATAGAATTATACCAGCACTCCATTCACGATGTTCTGTTGTGGATTTCCAGATTCCAAAAGAAGAGAAGCCTGAACTTGCTCAGAAGTTCTCGGCTGCAGTACTAGGTATATTGGACGGTGAAGGGGTCAAGTATAAACCAGATGTTGTTGCACAGCTGGTTGTAAAGTTCTTTCCTGATTTTCGTAGGGTGTTGAATGAATTACAAAAGCATTCCATAGGTGGCACTATTGATGCTAGTGTTTTAACATCTTCATCAAATGAAAACTTTAATGAGTTGATGAATTTTTTAAAGCATAAAGATTTTACTAAGATGCGTAAGTGGGTTGCACAAAATATTGATAATGACCATGTGAGGCTGTACCGTCAAGTATATGACTCCTTGTTTGTAAAAATAAATAAAGGTAGTATTCCACAAGCTGTATTAACTATAGCTGATTATTCTTACAAGTCTGCTTTTGTTGCAGATCAAGAAATTAATATGGTTGCTTGTTTAACTGAACTTATGATGAATAGTGATTTTCTATAGGAGATATTATGGAAGGTAAATTAAAAAGAAATAAGACGGGGCAGAGAGGTATTAAGAATGTAGATAAAGTGCAAGATAATGAATTGTTCATTGATGAATTTGAAGAAAAAGGTAAAAGTGTTAGACTTGGCAAGTATAGGATGTCGCATCAAATCGTTAAGAGGTTGGCTTCAATAGCTCTTGAATTGAAAACTTCACGGTCTGGGCTTATCAGGAGCATATTGGTAGATTTTATAAAGTACTATGATGAAGCTAAGCTGATTGGCGGAAAGAGATTTTTTGAACCAGAAACCCCGATAAATGAATGGGTTAAAGAGAGAGCTGATTTTTCACATCTATTAACAAGTATGATTTCTAAAGATCATATAATGGATTTGGAGTCAAAATCACCAGAAGTTAAAATGTTATCACAGCAGTTGGTTGTTTTGGCAAAGATGTTAAACCTTACAAACAAGAATGTTTTATGAATATACATAAATATTACTATGATGAATACTACGATGATGTATCGGACTTTGTAGATAATTATAGACTAGTCAAGAACCCCCATGTTGTAGGGGTGTATAGTGATGGTTTACCTGCAGCGGTTCATATCAGTAATGCTTTGAAGTGTCCTTTGAGTATTGTTACGGCAGAAGATAATGATGCTAACTGGTTGATAAATCTTACAAACGATACGAGCATAAGACCAGCTAATTGTCCTTTATTTCCTAGACTAATTGTAGTTGATACGGTGTATGCTTCTGGTAATCAATTTAGTGCTATTAAACAGTTGCCAGAGTTTATTAATAATCCTGATTATACATTTTTTTCATTCTTTGGTTGTAAGAATGAAAATGAAGTATTTTATAAATACGAACAAGTATACAAAAATATTTTATTTCCTTGGCATGATACTAGCAGGTTTTCAGAACTCAAGATGAGGATGTGAATATTTTTATGAGACACCTTTTGAGAGTTATAAATAAATTATGTAAAGGGGGTAAATCAATGGAAGACCAAGATAAACCAGATAAACCGAGGAAACCTCGCAGTCCTAGTGAATGGGCTAGAGAGGAAAAGAAATCAGAACTAATAGGAAAACCAAAACCATTAAATCAGTTAGGCGATGCTAAGTTTGACAAGGATGGAAATCTTAGCATCAAGCTTACTGTTGATGATAGTGCTTTGGTAGTTCGTGCTGATGGTACAGTGGATTTAGTGAGCCATGACTTGGAAAATGCTGACGATGGATATGTAGGTGATATAGAAGATTTAAATAAAACCTTTTCATTGGTATTAGCATTAGCATCTGCTTTGGAAAATCAAGATTTATATAATCGTATATTTCATAATCTTAATATGACGTTGATGAGGAAGTGGGATAATATGCCCGATTCAATCAAACAACAAATCGTTGAAAAGCGAAACGTGATTGATGAAAACCGCGATGAGAAAGAAGATGAAGCGAAGCATAATAGAGTTGAAGAGTTTCGTAAACGAATGAGTAAGTATAAGGATTCATTCCTAGACAGTGCTGAAGAAGAAAAGAGAAAGTTAAGGAAGGATATGAAAGATGAAGAAGATTTTCATAAGAAGTATGGTAGAGATTTTGGTGCCAGTGATGCTAAATGGGAAGCTATGATGGAAGATCAGGAAAATAGTTTAGATGAATTAAATAAGATGGAAACACGACCATCAGGAAAGATGAAAAAGAAAAAGAAGCAACCTGCTTTGAATTATCTTAAAGGTATTGATTGGAGCCCGTATGATAAAACATTGAAGGCACATTGGAAACCTTGGCATGTTGATGAGCCACCACCAGAAGAGGAATGATAAATGAATCCATTTGAGTATGCGCACGATTTGATTACTAAGGATAAATATGATTCTGATATACCTGAGAGAAAGGATTACAAGCAGTTTTTACTTAACCGCACGTTGTCCTATCACAATGACCTGATTCATTATATCAATGAACTTAACCGTTACCCTGATATAAGTGATAAGGGTCATTATGATTTTATCAATTCAGCAGTTCCGAAGAAAAAAAGATCAAAGAAGTATTGGGTCAAAGGTAAGAAGTATGAAAATATGGAAGTTGTAAAGGAATATTATAAGTACAGTACTAGTAAAAGTATTACTGCTTTGTCAGTTTTATCTGACAAAGATATTATAAATATCAAAGCTAAACTGTTTAAAGGTGGTGTTTCATAATATTATAAATAACTATATTAACGTATAGTTATAAAAATGACTATATAATGCTTATTTGAATTGAAAGGGGTATGAGATGAATGTTGAAAATGTAAAATGGTCTATTGAAGATATGATTGAAGTTCGTCTGAAAGAAGACGATGATTTTTTAAAAGTTAAAGAAACCCTCACACGAATTGGTATAGCTTCACGAAGAGAAAAGAAGTTATTTCAATCTTGCCATATACTCCACAAGCAGGGAAAATATTATATTGTTCACTTTAAAGAGTTATTTGCTCTTGACGGTAAATCTACTAATATTTCAGAGAACGATTTAGAAAGAAGAAATACAGTTGTAAATCTTTTACACGAATGGGATTTAGTTGAGATTGTCACTCCAGAAAAAGCACAGCCAACTACTTCAATCCGACAGATGAAAATTCTACCGTTCAGTGAAAAATCTGAATGGGATTTGCAAGCTAAATATACAATTGGTAATGTTGGTATAAGAACATCCAAAGAACCTAAAGATAAATCATTTGAAATAGATGACGATTTTGCATTATGAAGACATTGTTTTTTTTCATAGTGTTTTTACAAGTAGGTTGTGCCTCTATCGGTGAGCTTGCTGCTAATGCAGCTGCAGGTGTTATCGGTAATATGTTAGATAGACGTATAGAAAATAAAATTGATAATGATAAGGAGAAAGATAATGGATGTAAAGATTGTGAAGTTGACAAGCGGTGAAGAACTCATAGGAGAGTTTGATGCAGAAACAGGTGTAATAAAAAATCCAGTTGTAATGATTCCCGTGAGCAAAGAACAGATAGCATTCCAACCATGGCTACCATATTCTGAAGATAAGGAATTCACGCTGAAAGAATCCGTAATAAATATTGTAGCTAATCCTAGCACTACTATTGTTAATGAATATAATCGTATATATGGATCTGGCCTTGTTATGCCTACTGATACAGGGGGTTTAATCTCATAAATTCTTCCTTGTATTATGAACCCTCTTTTGATATAATATATATACTATGAAATTCTATACTTATGTTAGCCAAGTCTTTAATAAGATTTATGTTCGTGAAATAGATAATAAAGGTGAGGAATATTCTGAGACTATAAACTTCAAGCCAACCTTATATGTTCCAGCACCAAAAGAAAAAGCCACATTCAAAAGCTTAGATAATAAACCATTGGGCGATGTTACGTTCGGCTCAATAAAGGAATGCAGAGAATTTGTTGACCGATACGGTAATGTAAGTAATTTTCGTATTTACGGTAATAAAAGCTATGTGTTTCAATATCTATCTAAAGAATATGCTGACGATGTTCAGTGGGATGCTTCTAAAATATCAATTTATACCATTGATATAGAAGTTGCATCCGATGACGGTTTTCCTGATATTAGGTTAGCCAACTCAGCTATAACATCATTGACCGTTCATAACAGTATCAATGATGTTTATTATGTTTTTGGAACTGGTGAATACACGCCAAACGATCCCGAAAAAACAATTAAATATTTTCGTTCAGACAATGAAGAAGAAATGATGGAGCTCTTCTTAGGTTGGTGGAGAGATAATCCGCCTCATATTGTTACTGGCTGGAATTGTAAGTTTTTTGATATTCCCTATATTGTAAATAGGTTAAAATATCTTGAATTGGATTACAAGCTACTTTCCCCGATAAAGAAGGTTGACGATAGAAATGTAGTTATTGCTGGCAGGGATAATATGTATTATACTATCGTTGGCGTATCTACATTAGATTATATTGAACTCTATAAAAAATATACTTATAAAGTTCGGGAATCGTATCGCTTGGATTATATTGGTCAGGTTGAGCTTGGTATGGGTAAGGTTACAGATGAGCAGATGCAAGGTTATGATTTATATAAAACTGATTATCAAAAGTTTATCGAATACAATATTAAGGACGTTGAGATTGTAAAGAAACTTGATGATAAGATGAAGCTATTGGATTTAATCATAACTATAGCTTATGAGTCTAAAATTAATTTTGAAGATGTTTTTTCTCCGGTGAAGACTTGGGAAACTATTATCTACAATTTCTTGAAAGACCAGAATATTGCTGTACCACAAAACCGCCATAGGGGTGATTCAACGGGTATTGAAGGTGGATATGTCAAAGACCCTCATATTGGACTGCATAAGTGGGTTGTATCGTTTGACTTGAATTCGCTTTATCCTCATTTGATTCAGCAGTACAACATCAGCCCTGAAACTATATCGCATGATGAAGTGCTTAAAATAAAATATCAGGATGGAGTTAATGGCTTATTAGCGAAAAAGTTTGATACGAGTTACTTGAAAAAAATACAAATGACCTTGACTCCGAATGGTCAGCATTTCACTACTAAGTTTCAGGGATTTCTTCCTAAGCTTATGAAGACAATGTATGATGATAGGGTGACATATAAAAAGAAGATGCTTTCTGAGGAGCAGAGGTTAGAGGATGGGAATTATAAAAATAAACAGGATGTTGTAAATAACATTTCCAAGTACAATAATGCTCAGATGGCAAAGAAGATTCTCTTGAATAGTGCTTATGGTGCGTTGGCAAACCAATATTTCTTGTATTATTCTCCAGAACAGGCCGAGGCGGTTACTATGTCGGGCCAGTTATCAATTCGATGGATTGAAA